GTGACGGCAAGTGTTTCTTTCCATCTTATTGGAATAAGATTGAATAAAGCACAAGCCGGGGGGAGGAAGTGAAGGTGCTCACGTGTAACGTGACACCCCGACCCCCATTTTGACTCTAGTTCACGTAGAACGGATAGGAATACGGAGTAATCTCTATATTTCCACACCCTGTCTACTAAACTAGGAGTCAATGGGCTATACTCAACACCGTTGCAGAATATGCGTTTAGCAAATTCTGCGGCGGATTTCCCACCTTCTTTAGGGAAGATGGTTTTTCCCTCGGAGTAGGGTACTCCGAGTGTGTTGAGAAGACCCATGTAGTCATTGGCGACTTTATCGTTAGCGATAACGATATCATCACCAATGATCCTATATGGGTTGTCGTAGCACTGGCGGTAAGAGCAAAGCAATCTGAGGATTGTATGATGAGTAAGGGCAAAGGTAGCCCAGGACGTTTTCGCGCCCATGGGTTGGCCTGTGCCATACTCAACATACTCATTATGGACTTGGGACCATGGCTTGATAGCCATTATCTCAGACCATGCCTCAGCTTGTTGCTTGCCTAAAAGGCCAGATATCACTGCGACCTGAAGTTCCTTAGGGAATCGGTCGGTAGCTGCAGTCAGATCAACTGACCACAGTTTCCTACCTTCTGCTGTCCATTGTTTAACAACGGAAGCAGCTTCGCTATGGGACTTTGTACCGTCCTCAGGAAGTGAGTACAGGAGTTTATACAATCCTCTATGCAGAGGATGTAATAGCTCTTGTACCCACCAACTTAGGCAGTACACTACTCTGGTCTTACCTGCTTTATCAGCAAGGAAAATCAGTTTAGCAGGTCTTAGTGGCTCTTTTCTAGAGGCAACTTTATTTAAGTGTTTGTATTTTTGTCGTAACTCCGTTAAAGAGTTATAACAATCTACAATCATTTCTTTAAGGTCGTTTCTAGAAAAGACGTCACACCATCTATGGTAAAGTTCCAACATATGGGGGTTCCTTACGAAGTACCCAGTGTCATAGACACTGGATATTAGTGAGGATCCACCGTTTGGACCTGAACTCATAGAGGTATGATATCTGTCCTTTCTGTCCATTGGTTTGAAAATCTGTCTCCAATTGTCCCTTGAGTAATCAAGGCACATTTGAGACCAGATACTAAGCTCTCCACGGTCTCCGGTATAAGTATCAGTTATTGTACTTATATCAGAAGACGGTGGTAGTCTCAGAGTCTCTACTTGTGCGGTGATTGAGGTAGCAATACGCTTACCCCAATCATCGCTTCCAACAAGTTTAGACAAAGAGGGTAGCGCTTTAGGTATACCAGTGTTGGGATTAGGAGAAATCCAAATTCCCCCCATTAGTATGTCTGTTCGCACTACACCTATCACTGAAAGCTTAGTTCTATTGTTGAGGTCTTTTAGAACCTTAACCATAGATTTCTTTCCATGGTGTTTGGCAACCTTAGCGGAGAAAGAGTTATACTCTTTCATCGCCTCTCTCGCGAGAGAGCGGTGATTAGTTGCAAAAGCAACTGCCGTTAACGGACCCCATTCGTAAGCCGCTTGTACCGGAAGGCTTTGTCGGTTATTATTAATTATTAAATTAGTAGTAACTGCTTTCCTTCAATCCCGCCCCTGTAAAGGGTTTCCGGGTACTGGTACCACGAAGGTATAAGGGTTGTTAGCCCTTATATTTGTGTAGTCCAAGGGGTAAAAGAGGTATATGGTGGTTACCATATATCTTTCGGAGTGTCACGGTGAGCACCCTTCTGCGTCTGGTTCTTTGCCA